ATTAAAACCTGGCAAGAATTATTCCCAGAAAATATATGGGGAGCTTTTAGATGGAGCCCTCCTTTAACACATCATATAAAATTACCGGCAAGAGATGGAGCTCCTGGAATAGATTGTGAAGTTATTTTTCTAGCTCTTGATCAGCCTAAAGATGTTAGAAAATTATTATCAATGGAATTAACCGGAGCCTGGGTGAATGAGGCTAGAGAGTTACCTAAAGCTGTTATTGATGGATTAACACACCGAGTAGGAAGATACCCAACATTATCCGATGGTGGAGCAAAACCTTGGAGAGGAATTATAATGGATACGAACCCAATGGATGATGACCATTGGTGGTATAGATTAGCAGAGAAAGAAAGAATGAAGGGTAAGTATGCTTGGAAATTTTTTAAACAACCTGGTGCTGTTGAAGAAGTATCTCCAGGTGAGCTGCCAGAAAATCCAGAGGCGAATGGTTATGTTTTAAGTTCTGCAAAATGGTGGAAGGTAAAAGAAGAAACAGAGAATAAAAAAAATTTACCAACAGGATACTATGAACAAACATTACTTGGAAAGAATTTAGATTGGATTAGATGTTATGCTCAAGCTAAATACACTTATGTTCAAGAAGGAAAACCGGTTATATCAGAATACGATGATAGTTTAATGGTGGCAGATTTTATTGAACCAGATATTCAATATCCTATTCAAGTGGGAGTGGACTTTGGTTTAACTCCAGCAGCAGTATTCGGACAGAAACATTCTAATGGTCGATGGGTAATCTTACACGAGCTAGTAACTTTTGATATGGGCCTGGAAAGATTTGGTCAAATGTTAAAAGGAGAATTAGAAACTCGATTTCCTAAATTCGATGTCTTTATCTGGGGTGATCCGGCTGGACAAAAGAGAGATGAAATTTTTGAAGTTACAGCATTCGATCATTTAAGAACCCTTGGACTTGTTGCTAGACCAACTGCTACAAATGATTTTAGAGTTAGGAGAGAGGCTGGTGCAGCTCCGATGAATAGATTGATACAAGGTAAGGCTGGATTATTAATTGATAAGAGATGTCAGCGATTAAGAAAATCTTTAGCTGGAGGTTATCACTTTAGAAGAGTTCAAATTTCTGGAGGAGAAAGATATAGAGATCAACCAAATAAAAATGATCACTCACACATTGGAGATGCTTTTATGTATTTAATGTTGGGTGGTGGTGAGCATAGAAGATTAACGAGAGGGAATGCTGCTAGTCGAATGAAACCTTCTGTAGCTCCTTTAGATTTTGATGTATTTTCTTGATGTTTTTACCTATTGACAATTATTGGATAATCCTTATATTAGACCAAAACAAGAACAATGAAATATATAAAGGAAATAAAATGATTGTTATTGAACCGATACACAAAAATGATGCTAACAAAATTGTTAAAATTTGGCATAGACATAATAAGCCTGTACCTCAATCTCAAATAACTTTTTGTTTTGGTATATGGGGAGATGCTCCTGGTTATAAATTACTAGGAGTAGTAATAGTTGGTGAACCCTGTGGAAGGCCAAAAGGAAAAGATAGAAATTTAATTTTAGAAGTTAGAAGAGTTTGTTTCAGACCAGGTATAGATTTTAAAAAAATTAAAAGATGGTATCCAACAGAAGATAATCAACCATATCCAGATAGTCCAACTTTAAGAAATTTACCTATTGTAGTTAGACACAATGGTATTCCTATAGCTTATGATTTAACAACAGCTTATAAACTTCCAAGTAAAATTATGGATTATGTAATCTTTTTTACAAAAAGATATTTTACAAACATAAAAAAAATCTGGACTTATATTTTAAAAAAAGAAAATGGTAAGTATTTAGAAGAGGCTGGTTACATTTGTGATAAAGTTTTCAAAAGAAGAAATAGATGGAAAAGAAGATATACAAAATATGTCGAGTGAAAAAAAAATCATTTGGCTTGTAAAAGTTTGGGCTCCGGATTGTGTTTTAAAAAGACAATTCTTTATATCCTGTACCGATGAGAGAATGAGAAAGTTTAGAGTTCCTAAAGGATTGAGAGCCACTTATGAGAAAGCAAAAGTGTGAACCTATTAACAATAGAAAAGATATTTAAAGTTGATGGTGTGGATTACATAGTCTTGCCTTTTAAATCTTATCTTATTAATTTAATGGATCTTGGAGAAGATGATAAGACACATCTTAAATTATTTCCAGGATGGCTAGAATTTTTAGATGCAGCTACTCAACAAGGTTATGGTTATGTTGTATTAGGAAAAGGTAAGCCTGTCTTATGTTTTGGTGTAGTTCCTCAATGGGAAGGTGTATCAGAGTTATGGTTAATACCAGATCAAACTCTTATTCGTAAGCATAGAATACAATTTCATAAAGGAGCTTTAGCTTTTATGGAGTTAGCAGCAAAAGAATTATCTTTACATAGATTACAAGTTACTGTCAGTTCACGAAATGTTCGTGCTGTCAAATGGATAAAAAGTCTATATTTTAAAAAAGAAGGTATTTTAAAAAATTATGGAGTTGATAAAACAGATTATATTATGTTTGCGAGGTTATTTTAATGGGTAGTATTTTTAAAGTTCCTAAATATACTCCACCTCCTCAAATTGAAACTTCCAATAAATTATTGGATGAGAGAGAGGCTAGAGTAGATGCTAAAGAGCAAAAAGAATTAAGAAAGATTGCATCTAAATCCAGAGCTCGTAGAGCTGGAGGAAGATTATTAGTCAATCAAGAAAGAGCTATTCCAATGTTAGGCACAGGTACGACACTAACAAGAGTAGATCCAATTAGAAATCCATACGATTTTGATAAGAGGTATGTATAATGGGAGGATCACCAGCAAAAGTAGTTAAGAAAGTAATATCAACTCCGGTAAAAATTTTATCAAGCCCATTAGGTAAAAGACGACCAGAGGTTCAGCAAAGACAAATTGGTAAAGCTGAAAGAGATGTCCAATACAAAACAGATCCTAAAACAAAAAAAATTACTAGAAAGTTAATGCCAAGACCAGGCTCTAAAAAAATTGCTAGAAGTAGAAGAGGTGGTTTATTAGCTGGAGAATTTAGAAGAGAGTTAGGCTCTACTAGAAATCCAAGAAATACTTATCTTGGTAAAGAAAGTCAGTTGGCTTAATGGAACAAGAAGAATTTATAAGAAATCCTAGATTTATAAAATTAAATCAAGGTGAAAACGAAGAAGAATTAACTAGGGAGGAAAACGATGGAGATGATTAAAAAATACAAAGATAAGTTTATGATATGGCAATTACATAATAGAAGAGAAATAGTATGTATTGTTATTGGATTTATTATTGGTGCAATAGTATTTTAATAACCGATTATGGCAATGAGATTACAAGTACCAGAAGTCTTAAATAGACACAAACAGGCATTTGCCAAAAAAGAAAATTGGAGATCTGTTTATGAAGAGTGTTATCAATATGCTCTTCCTCAAAGAAATTTATACGATGGTTATTACGAAGGTAATGTTCCTGGACAAGCAAAGATGTCCAGAGTTTTTGACAGTACAGCTATTCATTCCACTCAAAGATTTGCTAACAGAATACAATCTGGACTTTTTCCTCCCTACAAAAAATGGTGCAGATTAGAACCTGGGAATGATATACCTAAAGAGAGATCTTTAGAAGTACAGACAGCATTAGATCTTTATTTAGATAAAATGTTTTCTGTGTTAAGACAATCCAATTTTGATTTAGCGATTGGAGAATTTCTATTAGATCTTTCTGTAGGTACTGCTGCAATGTTAATTCAGCCTGGAGATGATCTTAATCCTGTTACCTTTACTCCGGTTCCACAATATTTAATTGCTTTAGAAGAAGGGCCAAGTGGTACAGTTGATAATGTTTATAGAAAATTTAAAGTTAGAGGAGAGGCAATTAAAAGACAATTTCCAGATGCTACTCTTCCACAATCATTAGAATTAAAAATAAAAGAAAAACCTCAAGAGCTTATAGAATTATGTGAGGCAGTTATTATTGATCCTATTGTAAAAGATTATTGTTACCACATAGTACACGA